CGGACTCATTCGCGAGACGGACGGGGCGGGTAAGCCTCGCCGAATCGACTTGGTCGCGCACGAGGATGTCATGGTTCGCGCGAAGGATGACGTGATCACGTATGTGATCAAGGGCAAGACGTACTCGTCGGAGCAGGTGTGGCACGAGAAGCAGTACACCCTCCCTGGTCTCGCGGTCGGGCTTTCGCCGATCGCGGCGGCGGCGTGGTCCCTCGGCATGTGGGCGTCGGCCGCGGACTTCGCCGCCGACTGGTTCGGGAACTACGGCATGATCCCGTCGGGCACGCTCCGCAACACGAAGAAGACCCTGGCCGCTGGCGAGGCTGACACGATCAAGCAGCGGTACAAGGCCAGCCGGCAGTCGGCTGACATCTTTGTCACGGGCAACGACTGGGAGTTCGTGACGAGCTCCGCCCGGGTCGCTGACGCCCAGTTCCTCGAGGCGCAGGGTGCGAGCGATCAGGATGTCGCCCGATTCTTCGGTGTGCCGGGAGACATGATCGACGTCGCCACCAAGGGTTCGTCTATCACCTACGCGAACATCACGCAGCGGAACCTCCAGTTCCTCATCACGAAGATGGGGCCGGCGACCGCGCGGCGAGAGGACGCGTTGACGTCCCTCATGCCGGATGGCCGGTTCGTGAAGCTCAACACTTCCTCGGTTCTTCGGATGGACCCGGAGGCGACGTCACGCGTCCTCATCAGCGAGGTCGCTGGCAAGATCACCGCACCGTCTGAGGCGCGAGCCCTAATGAACCGGGCGCCGTTCACGGCCGAGCAGCTCGCGGAATTCGAGGCACTCGGACTGACCGGCGCCACCGATCCCGCGCTTGCGACGACCGATGACACCGACAACGGCGGAACTCTCAGCGACGCGGATGAGGCACGAGCTGTCGCCGAACTCATCCAGAAGATCTACCTCGGCGTCGGCAAGGTACTCACTGCCGAAGAAGCACGCGACATCGCCAACCGGGCCGGTGCCGGCTTGACCGGGACCTTCACGCCTACGACAGGAGAAGCGGCATGAACACGCTGACCATCGAAGCCGACCTTGCTGGTCGGCGCGCGTCCGCTGAGCGGTCGCCCGCCGAGGTGCCGTCGACCCGCGACCGCAGCCAGGAGTTCGGCGCTCAGCTTCGCGTCGCCACCGTGCAGCGCGACGGGCGCGAGGCGTACCACTTCCATGGCATCGCGTCCACGGTTGAAGAGCCCTACGAGATGTACGACTTCTGGGGTCCCTACACCGAGATCGTCGATCGAGGTGCCTTCGACGTCACCCTCGCGGCTGGACCGGATGTCGCCTTCCTCCTGAACCACCGAGGCGCCACGATGGCCCGCACCAAGTCGGGAACGCTGACGCTCTCGGTCGACGACGAAGGTCTTGTGTCCGATGCGTACTGCAACCCGGAGCGGTCCGACGTACGGGACCTCGCTCACGCGATCAACGACGGCGACATCGACCAGATGAGCTTCGCGTTCCGGATCGTGCGGGGGGCGTGGTCGCCCGACTACACCGAGTACCGCATCCTCGAGGTCGACCTCGATCGAGGCGACGTCTCCGCGGTCAACTTCGGTGCCAACCCGTACGCGTGGACCGGCACCCAGCTCAGCCAGACATCGGCCGGTCTCAACACGACCGGCCTGCTCCTCGTGCCCACCGCGGGCACCGGTGAGATCACGCCCGCGCGTGTCCTCATCAGCGACGACGACTGCCGTCGCCGCAGCATCGCCTGACCTCGCGCAACAGGACCCGCTCGCGCACGCGCTCGACCGGGTGGCCGCCCGTCGCCAGGAACCCCAAACCGACGCGCGCATCCGCGCGCTGACCCAAGGAGTTCCCGTGACCCTGAAGGACCTCATCGAGCAGCAGCGCGCCCAGATGGCCGCGAAGCTCGACACCCGCAACGGCATCGCCGACGAGCTCGCGAAGCTCCGCGACGAAGCCACCACCGACGAGGCCAAGGTCGCCGACCTGCGCAAGCAGAAGGACGACCTCGACGCCGAGCTCGACGCGATGGATGCCCGCGTCAAGGACCTCGAGGCCGAGCTCGCCCGTGACGAGGCCGCCGACCGCCTCGCCCGCGAGGTGCACCCGACCGGCGCGAGCCGCGAAGGTCAGGCCCAGGTGCGTGTCGGCGCCGAGCCGCGCACCTACAGCCCCGAGACCGACAAGCGCGGCGAGCGGTTCCTGCGCGACGTCGGCCGTGCGTTCCTCGGCGACTGGGACGCGCAGGCGCGACTGCAGCGGCACATGGTCGAGGAGCGCGTCGAGCGGGCCGCCTACTTCGGCGGCATCGAGGAGCGCGCTGCGGGCACCGGCGCGTTCGCCGGTCTCACGGTCCCGCAGTACCTGACGGACCTGTACGCGCCGAACGCGAAGGCCGCCCGGCCCCTCGCCGACGCGTGCACGCACCACGACCTGCCGGCGTCGGGCATGACCGTGAACCTGTCGCTCATCACGACGGGCACCTCCGCCGCGCTGCAGGCGTCGGAGAACACCGCGGTGTCGGAGACCAACATCGACGACACGCTGCTCACGATCAACGTGCAGACCAACGCCGGTCAGCAGACGTTGAGCCGCCAGGCGATCGAGCGGGGCACCGGCGTCGAGGGTGCGATGCTCGACGACCTGTTCCGGTCGTACGCGACGACGCTGGACAACACGCTGATCAACCAGGCGACCACCGGCCTCTCGGCGGTCGCGGGCGCGACGGCGACCTATGTCGACGCGACGCCGACGGTCGCCGAGTTCTACCCCAAGGTGCTGCAGGCGCTGTCGCTGTCCGAGGCGGCGCTGCTGGACCAGGACCAGAACGACTACTTCTCGCTCATGCACAGCCGGCGCTGGTACTGGCTGGGCAACGCGATCGGCTCGACGTGGCCCTTCGTCCAGCAGCCCGGCATCCCCGCGCAGATGGGCATCACCAACCTCGCCACCGCCTACGGCAGCGGCGCCCGCGGTGTCCTGCCCAACGGCACGCCCGTGGTGGTCGACAACAACATCGCCACCAACAAGGGCGGCGGCACCGAGGACGAGGTGTTCGTCTGCGCCCGTCGTGAGTGCCACCTCTGGGAGGACCCCGACGCCCCGCTGCTGATCCGTGCCGAGCAGCCCGCCGCCGCATCGCTCGGCGTGCTGTTCGTCGTGTACGGCTACTTCGCCTACACGTTCAACCGCTACAGCGGCGGCCAGCAGAAGATCAGCGGCACCGGCCTCGCCGCGCCGACCTTCACCGGCGTCTGATCCCCAGCCAGACCCGGCTTGCAAGGGCGACCTCGCCCCACCGCGCGCTCGACGCGCGGTGGGGCTGTCGCCGCCGAACCACGAAGGAGCGAACCATGGGCCTCACCGAGGATCAGATCGCCGCGCAGCTCGACGCACCGCATGCGAGCCCCGACCAGCAACGGGCCGCCGAGAAGCGCGCCGCGGCCGCGCGCGCAGCCGGACTGTCCGAGGAGCCGGCCAAGAGCGCCGATGTCGCACCCGAGGACGCCAAGCCGAAGTCGCGTCGCCACACGACGCGAGGCTGATGCCCTACGTCACCCCGGCCGACGTCCGGGCGCTGTTCCCGTCGCTCGACGCCGACAGCTTCCCCGACCCGCTGCTCGCTGACTACGAGGCGGAGTTCGAGGACATCGCCGAGCGCTACCGCGGCGTCGCGTTCACGACACGCACGTCGACCCAGACGTTCCCGATCGAGCCGGGTGCGCAGCTCAACGACGTCACGCTCGAGAAGCCGCAGGTGCAGTCGATCACCAGCATCCAGCTCGACGGCGCCGATGTGACGCAGTACCGGCTGGATGCCGAGCGCGGCGCGGTCATGGGCCTGCTGCTCTACGGCGTGTGGCCCGGCAGTGTGCTCACCGTCGTGTACCAGCACGGCCTCACGACGACGCCGCCTGCGATCGCGCGCGCCGCGAAGCTCTACGTGCGCAACGCGGCGAAGGCCGACGCGTCGGGCACGTCGCGCAACGTGCTCAGCCAAGCGACGGCTGACGGTGGAACCACGCGCTACGCGACGCCGGACTGGGACGCCGGCCGACCCACCGGGTGGTTGGACGTCGACCAGCTGCTCAACAGCGTGCGCGACTACCGCATCGGGATCGCCTGATGCCGCCGACCACGTCGATCCGGTGGGACCTCGCCAAGCAGATCATCGAGCTGCTGCGCGGCGACAACCGGCTCGCTGGCGCGCTCATCGAGCCCGGCTGGCCCGGTGAGACCGAGCTGAAGCCCGACACGGTCTGGATCGACCAGATCGAGGGCGAGGTCACGTGCCCGTTCACGATGGCCGATCGCAAGGTGCGCGACGACCGGTTCACGATTCCGATCGAGATCCGCATCGTCGACCGACCGAACCTCGACGCGCTGATGGACCGTGTCGAGGAGATCCGCGCCGCGATCGAGGACATGTGCGCGAACGATCCGACACTGTCGAACTTCGGCGGTCTGATGCAAGCGCTCGAGTCGACGTCGCGCACGACGTCGGCGCGCACGCCTGACGGCGTCATCGCCTTCGGTGAAGTCGCGATCTCCGCCTGGGCCCGTTACGAGTGATTGGAGCACACCCATGAAGGTGATCGCACCCCGCGATGTCTATCTCCCCGCCGTCGGCGACAACGTCGAGCAGGGCCAGGAGGTCGAGGTCGACGACGAGACCGGAGCGTCGCTGGTCGCGCAGGGCTGGCAGCGCGCCGGCGCTCGGTCGTCGAAGCCGCGCAAGCAGCGCGCGCCGAAGGCGAGCGAGCCGAGTGCCACTGAGGTGCACGCGGAGGTTGCCAGCGCGTCGGCCGATGCGCCCACCGGCCCGGATGTCGAGCCCGATCTAGGAGGTCAGGACTGATGCCCATGCAGACCGCGCTCGGCGCGTACTACATGATCGGCGAGGAGACGACGTGGGGCGTGCCGGTCACGCCGACGATCGGCCTCGGCTTGGTTCCTGGCGAGTCGCTCAAGCAGCTGCCGGTGTATGCGCGGTCCAAGGGGATCATCGCGGGGGCCGGTGTGATGCGGAGCACCCAGCGCGCGATCGCCGGCTACGACGCCTCGGGCTCGGTGCCGCTCGAGATGTACGACCGGTCGATGTCGACCGTGCTCAAGCACATGTTCGGCAACGTGACCGGCAGCGGCCCCTTCACCTACACGCCGGTCGGTGGCTCGCTGAGCGGCAAGGGGCTCACCTGGCAGAAGGTGCTGCCCAACTCGGTCGACGGGACCGGGGCGCCCTTCACGCTCACCGGTGCGAAGATCGCCAAGTGGCAGCTCAAGGGGCAGGCCCGTGAGATCGCCACGCTGGGTCTCGACCTTGTCGGTCGGCACCTGATCGACTTCCGGTCGGTCAGCGACTCGGTCACGAACAGCACGGCGACCGTGACGTCGGCCACCGCCGTGTTCTCGCCCGATGACGTCGGCAAGCCCGTCAGCGGAACGAACATCCCGGCCAACAGCTTCGTCGGTGTCGTCAACAGCGCCACGTCGATCGGGTTGTCGTCCTCGGCGCTCACCAACACGCCCGTCAACGCGTCGGGCTCCGGGTCGGGCGGCACGCTGAACATCGGCGTCTCTGCCGCGGCTGCTTCGTACGCGTCGGGATTCGGGCTCGGGATGATCATGAGCCAGTCGTCGGTGACGATCGGCGGCACCGCGTACAAGACGAACACGGTGACGATCGACGGCGACAACAAGCTCGACCAGCGGACGTTCGTCAACAACTACTTCATCGACGAGCCGCTCGAGTCAGGGCTGCGCGAGTACAGCATCACGATCGACTCCGAGTTCTTCTCGACCGCCGCGTACCAGAAGGTGATGAACGGCGCCGAGGTGGCCGTCGTGTGCAACTTCGCGGTCGGAGCGTCGACGTTGCAGATCACCGCCAACGGGTTCTACGAGGCCGACACGCCGACCGCGAACGACACGACCACGGTCAAGCAGCAGATCAAGCTCACCGTCGACGCGACCACGACCGATGCGTCCGCGTTGACGGCGGTGCTCTCGACCGCCTGATGCCGGTTCGGGTCAACGAGGTCCGCGGCCTCAAGGAGTTCCGAGCCGCGTTGCGGGAGCTGCCCGGCAGCTGGCAGCGAGAGCTGCGCGAGATCAACCGTCGGATCTCGGACCAGGCTGCCGGATGGGCGCGCGCCGAGGCCGCCGGCGGCTCGCCGATGCAACGTGCGGCAGCCGGCGCCATCGTCGGCGCGGGCACGGCCTCGGTCGCCGCGGTCGCGGTCGCTCCCGGCCCCGGTGACGGGTTCGCGAACGCCGCCTTCTGGGGTGCGAAGCGGCACAGCGGCTGGTACGTGCAGGAGCAGTACCGCAACGGGCCGCCGCAGTTCCCCCCGTGGGTCGGCGCCGGCTGGGAGCCCGCCGCGCTCGGCCAAGGCCCCTACGCGATCAACCCCGCTCTCGCGCGGCACAAGGACGAGCTCATCGACCAATGGGGTGACGCGTTCGAGCAGCTGACGCACGAAGCCTTCCCGGACTAGGAGCACGATGCCGAAAGCACCACGACCGGGCGTCGGTCGCCGCCAGCAGGAAGCCGAGTGGGTCATCCGTGTCCCCGTCGACGGCAAGATCTACTCGCTCCGTCCGAACGAGCTTTCCGCTGTGGATGTGGGCGACTGCCGGACGCAGGCGCCCATGACGTTCAACCGCGCGCTGGCGATCGCGCGCCAGATCGCCGACGACGAGCTCGACTACGACATCGACGTCACCGCGATCCTCGTCTGGCTCTCGCGACGGCAACACGGTGAAGTGGATCTCGCCTACCGCGACGTCGCCGCCGCGATCAGCTACGGCAGCGACTTCACGCCCGTGCCGGAGACCGACGAGACGCTCGACGAAGGGCCCGACGACCCGGAAGCGTGAGGCGGGCGTTCCGACCGGTCCTGCCCGCCCTGCGCCGCATCTACGGAATCACCGCGGACGAGCTTGTCCGCATGCCGAAGGCGGAGCGTGAGTCGTACCTCGATGATCTGCATCTACTGAGGGGGTGAGCCGATGGCAGGCAATCGACGGCTCACCATCGAGATCGTCGGCGATGCGAAGGGCGGCATCAAGGCGCTCGACGACACGTCCACCGCGACCGACAAGGTCGGCCGCGTGCTCGGCGATCTCGGCCGGCTCGCGTTCGGCAAGAAGCTCGCCGAGCAGGCCAAGGCCGGCTTCGACGAGCTCGAGGAGGGGGCCAAGGTCTCGGCGCAGACCGCTGCGCAACTGAAGGCGACCGGCGGCGCCGCCGGCGTGACCGGTGACCACATCGAAGAGCTCGCGGGCCAGATGCTCAAGCTCGCCGGCTTCGACGACGAGGCCGCGCAGTCCGCTGAGAACGTGCTGCTGCAGTTCACGAACATCAAGAACAGCGGCACCGACAAGGTGTTCGACGCGACGACCAAGGCGAGCGCGGATCTCGCGGTCGCGCTCGGTACCGACATGCCCTCGGCCGCGGCGATCCTCGGGCGCGCGCTGGACAACCCGGCCAACTCGGCGAAGGCACTGCGCGCCGCGCACATCACTCTGACGGAGGCACAGAAGGAGTCGGTCGCCCAGTTCACGAAGGTCGGCGACATCGCCTCGGCGCAGGCGGTCATCCTCGACGCCGTCAACGAGCGCGTGGGCGGTTCAGCCCAAGCCTTCGGCGAGACGCTGCCCGGCAAGATCAAGATCGCCCAGGAGTCGATCAACAACGCGCGTGGCGCGATGGTGGCGGGGCTTGCCCCTGCGCTCGAGCTGGGCGCCGACCTCGCGACCAAGGCGGCAGAGAAGTTCGAGCAGCTCCCGAAGGGGTTGCAGGAGACGGTGGGCGTCGTCGCGCTCGTGGGCGGCGGCATCGGTGCAGTCGCGCGGCCGATCAATGACGTCATCGGCCTGTACAACAAGCTCCAGGACGCCAAGAAGGCCGCCGCCGCGACTGACGCCGCTGAGGTCGCGGCCTCGAACGGCGTGATCGCGAAGCTCGGCGCGGTCGGCATCGCCCTCGGCATCGGTGCCGCGGCTTGGTACGGGTACACGCACGCCGAGCAGGCAAGTGTTGACGTGTCCAAGGTGGCTGGTCAGAGCACCGACGACCTCGTCAGGGCGTTCACCGGCATCAGCTCCGTCTTCGGCCACTCCGGCTACAACCTCGACCTCTTTACTAAGACCGCCGAGGGCAGCATCGGTACCGCCCAGCGACTGCGCGACGCACTCGCCGCTCAGGGCGACGACGTGTCGAAGCTCGACGAGATCCTGCACAACGTCGCGAGCTCGCAGCAGCAGGCGAACGCCGACCAGGAAGCCGGCACGGGCACCGTGAAGGAGTACGGCAACGCGACCGACAGCACCGCCGCGCAGGTCGACACGCTCGTCAACTCCCTGCAGGACCAGGCCGACGCGCTCAAGGCGCAGCTCGATCCGTTCTTCGGTGTGCTCGACGCCAACCAGCGGCTTCAAAAGGCCCAGGAAGCCGACAAGAAGGCCCAAGACGACCTAACCCAAGCGATCCGCGACTACGGCGCCGAGAGCCCCCAGGCACAAGCCGCGCAGGAGGCGCTGAGCGCCGCGCAGATCGACGCGGTGCAAGCGGCGGCGGGGCTGGACGGCTCGCTCAAGCAGCTCGAGCAGTCGGTCCTTTCCGGCGACACGTCGGTCGCGGAGGCGACGGGCACGTTGCGCACCTGGGTCGCGCAGGGGCTCATCACGCAGCAGCAGGCCGACGCGGTGACCCAGGCCTTCTATTTGACCGGCGTCGAAGCGGACAAGCTCAACGGCCGCAACGTCGAGATGACGGTGACGACGCACTACGAGGAGACGTTCCGGGCGGTCGACGCCGAAGGCCACGCGGTGCAGTTCCGCGCAAGTGGCGGACCGGTGACCGCAGGGCGGCCCTACGTCGTCGGGGAGGACGGCCCGGAGACCTTCATCCCAGGCATGTCCGGTGTGATCGTGCCGAATGGCGCAGGACGTGCGCTCGCCCCGGCGGCGCTCGGCGGTGGAAGCATCAGCCTCACCATCAACGTCGACGCGACGCCGAGCACCGATGGCCGTGCAGTGGGGCGCGACATCGCGGTAGAGCTCGAGGACTTCCTGCGCAACGGCGGAGCGATCGGCCAGCACACTCGCCAGGTGATCCGCAACATCGCGGGGACCGGGTGACGGCCCCCAGTGTGCAGTACCTCGTCGCGTGGGCGAACAACCCACGCGACGACATCACCGGGTTCACGGTTGCCACCAACCAGACGCCGACGGCGGGCAAGTGGACCGACATCAGCGCCAAGGTGCTCAGGGGGCAATGGGGGCGCGGTCGTGCCGATGAGCTCTCCTCGTTCAGTCCCGGTCGCGCCGTCGTCACCGTCGACAACAACGACGGCAGGTTCTCACCGTGGAACACGGCGTCGCCCTACGCCGGCTTCCTGCGCCCGATGCGGTGGATGCAGATCAGGGTCAACGGGGCCACGCGGTGGACCGGTCACATCACGACGCTGCCGGAGCAGTGGCCTGATCGACGCAGCCGGTACGTCGACATCGTCGGGCTCGACCAAACCGCACTGTGTGGGAACAAGAACTTGGTCGCGAGCCAGTACGCGACCACGGTGATCGCCGACGGCGCGACGACGTACTACCGGCTCGGCGACTCCTCGCCGTCGACGGGCTCGAGCGTCGTCGACTCGATCGCCGGGCTGAACGGCAACTTCCAGGGCGCGGTGACGCCGTTGCAGGCGGGCGCGATCGCGGGCGACGCCGACACGTGCTGCCAGTTCGGGCCCTATCAGTTCAACAGCAGCACCGGTGGGAGCGGCACACCCGGCTACGTCAAGATCCCCGAAGCGATGGCACCGGTGGCCACCTACGCGTTCTCGGTCGAGTTCTGGTACAAGGTCGACGCCAACTTCAACGCCGGCGGCGGCACGCAGTCGACGGTGACGCTCTTCAACGTCGCGGTGGCGCCCGGCGCGAGCGGCGGTGCGGTCACCTCGACGCTGCGTTCGACCGGCCAGGTGAACACGACGATCCTCGATGGTGGCGGTCACCTGCTGCAGGTCCTCGGCAACAAGGTCATCACCGACGGCAACTGGCACCACATCGTCATCGTGCTCGCGTCGACGCGTACGAGCTTCACCCAGTACATCGACGGCGTAGCGGACGTGACCAGTTCGACGGGCACGGCGATCGACTTCGCGACGAACACGACGCCGACGTTCAGCTACATCTCCTCGCCGCCGGAGTTCCTCGCCCAGGACACGGGCTACTGGGACGAGTTCGCGTTCTACAAGGGGGTGGCGCTCACCGGCGCGCAGGTCGCGGACCACTACACGAAGGGCATCGTGGTCTTCGCGGCGCAGCTCTCTGGTGCGCGCATCGGCACTGTGCTGGACATCGTCGGATGGCCCGCGGCCCTGCGCGACATCGATACCGGTGTCACCACGGTCCAGGCGCAGACGAGCTCGCTCGCCACGACGAAGGCGCTCGCGCACATGCAGGCGGTCGAGATCACCGAGGCGGGCGCACTCTTCGCCGGGGCCGACGGCAAGATCGTGTTCGTCGATCGCAACGCGCTCAGCGCCATCGCGTGGGCTGCACCGGTTGCGACGTTCGGCGACAACCCGGGTGAGCTGCCCTTCGAGGAGGGTCCTCAGCCGACTCTCGACGTGGTGAACCTCTACACCGAGGCGACCGTGCAGCGCGACGGCGGGGTCACGCAGTACTGGAGCGACGCAGCGTCGAGTGCGCTCTATGGCCAACGGACGCGAGCGCTCAGCGGCCTGTTGCTCACCGACGACGCATCATCGCTGTACCGCGCGCAGTTCGAGGTCGATCTGTACCACCAGCCGTTGGAACGGCTCGCGCAGATCACCCTCGATGTCAACGCAGCGCCCACGATGCTCACGACGATGATCGGGCTCGACCTGCTCGAGCTCGTGCAGATCAACCGGCACGACATCACCGGCGACGCGTTCGCCCAGACGGCGGCGATCGAGGGCATCACGGAACGCCACGAGGACGTGCGCTACTCGATGGACCTCACGGTGTCTCCCGTGCAGGTCCAGCGGTACTGGGTGCTCGGCACCAGCGCGCTCGACTCGACGACACGACTCGGTCTCTGAGGAGGCTCGATGCTCCAGGCTGCGAACGACAGCTACATCGCCGCGCTCTTCCGGCGGCCGCCTGACGGGCAATGGCTGCGCGTGGACGTGGAGCCGTTCGTGCCGACGGCGGTCGCGCTCGACGCGCCGGTGTACGCGCAGGTCAACCACGGACGGTGGATCGTCGCCTGCGAGTGCGGCGGGGCGCAGCTGACCCGCCCTGGGCTCGATCGGTTCCTGTGCCTGGAGTGCCTCAACGACCATGTCGGCCGGCAGTGGCGCAAGGTGCTGTGGCCGCGCGACGTCGACGCGATCGACGATGCGCTGACGACCCGGCCGGTGAACAACCGCAACTGGGTGCACGGCGAGACGGTCGCGCAGCTGCTCGCCGAGAACGAGGTCGCCGGCAACGTCGAGGTCGTGACCGAGCCCGGGCCCCATGTGATCGCGCCCGGCACTGTCGTCCATCCCGACTCCGAGCTGGCGGGCGCGCGATGAGCTGGACCGCGCCGTCGGGCCACGTGTTCGTGGTCGGCGAGATCGTCACCGCGGCGACGCTCAACACCTACGTCAAGGACAACCTGCTCGACCTCGATCGGCGCACGACCGCGCTGACCTCGACGGTGGCGACGGCGGAGACGACGGGGTCGACGGCGTACACGAACCTCATCACGGTCGGCCCGGCAGTGACGGTCACGACGGGCAGCCAAGCGGTCGTCCTCCTCACGTGCACGACGTCGGAGAACACCGCGGCGGCGAACGCGTGGATGAGCTACGCGGTGAGCGGCGCGACGACGACCGCGCCGAACGACGGTCTCGGCCTCACCGCACAGAACAGCACCGCCAACATCGCCGACGCCCGCACCGTGGCGATCCTGCACACTGGCCTGACCCCGGGGTCCAACACGTTCACCGCGAAGTACCGGGTGACCAGCGGCACCGGCACCTTCACGCAGCGCAAGCTGATCGTTCTGCCGCTCGGGTCTGCGTGATGCTGATCTACGCGTGCCCGAACTGCACGTCGCGCACACCGGCGCCGACGGGCAAGCCGGTGCTGCACAGGTGCCGCGGGCTCAAGGGCCTGATCGTGCCGATGGTGATCGAAGGCACCTCGTGCAAGCTCGAGATCGTCGAGCGCGGCGACTACGTCGCAGGCGAACACGTGCAGACCGACGCCGAAGGTCGTCCGGTGATGTCGGTGGTCACGACCCGTGACGACGGCCAGGACTGCACCGTCTACGCGCCCGCAGCTTCCGCAACCGCGGACTGAAGAAAGGAACACCCGATGGCTTGGACCAACAGCAAGATCTTCCGCGCCTATCTGGCGTCCTCGCTCGGCCGCGTCAACGCGTTCGACCTCGACGCCGACGCGTTCAAGGCTGCGCTGTTCAACAACAGCGTGACGCCCGACCAGGACGCCGCCGCGGCGAGCACCGCGTACAACACGGGCACGTGGCTCGTCGCGAACGAGGTCTCCCAAGCCGGGCAGTGGGCGGCTGGCGGTGTCGCGCTGGCGTCGCAGGTGCTCGACTCGGGGACCTCGGCGACGGTGTTCTTCGACGCGGCCGACACCGCGTCGGGCACCGCGGCGACGCTCACCAACGCGTTCGGCTGCCTCGTCTACGACGACACCCTGGCGAGCCCCGTGGCGGATCAGGGCATCTGCTACAACTATTTCGGCGG